GGGGTTGTGGCATCTCTGCCTTACTCTTTTATTATAGGGTATCTTTCCCCAAGTTGTACCATTAAGTGTTCGGTTCCTTAACTGGTGTAAGAAAGCTGCCCGATTAAGAGCAGCTTGTATTTTAGAGTCCTAGCTCTCTCAAGCCGGGAATCCCTAGTGAGCCATCTTCGTTTTGAAGATCCCAACATTCTTTAATCATTACTGCACGAGGTGTTTTACCTTTACGTTTTTGAAAGATAAACCAAATCTTGCGAAGTTCTGATTCAGTAAGTTGATGTTTCTTGTCAAACTTATGTTGAAAGAAACCGCCCTGCTCTGTAGCGAGCCAGTTTTCAAAAGAAATCATAGTATTAAAATTTCGAGGTTCGGTGGGGACAATCTCTTGCCCTTACTACCATTATAACATACTGTTCCCCATTGTCTACCAAGTTGCACCAGTTCATAAACTGTCTACTTTTACTGTACATACACTTAAGGGAATGGTAATATGGAATCATAGGGCAGAGATGCTCCCAACCTCCGAGGTTACATGGAAAAAACACTTACAGTTCTTAATCAAGAACAGTTAGTTGAGAAACAAACTCAACTTTATTGCAACAAGCTAGTATTAGCTATGAAGCAATGGCACCAACAAAATGGTATGCCAGCAGAATGGGAAACCAAATACATTTACGAAACAGGTCGTAAGTATTTTAAGGTTATACGAGTTGAAGATGAATACAAAAGCAATGACGAACACAGATGCGTTGAAGCTTTTATCGACAGACAAACTGGCGACATCTTTAAACCAGCTAGTTGGAGAAAACCAGCAAAAGGTGTCAGATTTAATTTATTAGATCAAGACAGCCTTTTTGAACTTTTCGAAAACTTAGACCCATTTGGTGGTCACTTATACAAGAGGTGGTAATTATGGCTACCTCTAAACTTAACAAATGGCTTGAAACATATAACGACGAGCCAATGACCAAGGCACAAGCAATGATGCTGTTTAGATACATCTACAAAATCAAAGCTATTGAAAATGGCTACAGACGAGGAGATGTAGTTGCAAAGCGTACCGAGTGGAACGATTACACAGATGCCCTTTGCAAAGATGGTCTTATTACAAGTAAACAATACAAAACTTGGGATCAACCTTTCTAATGACACCAGAACAAAGAAGAGCCACAAAAGACTATGCCCAAGCACTAGCCAGTTTATCTGACAGATATCTGTTTGAAAATATGACAAACAGAGAATATGTAGAACAAAGAAAGGCTATTGAAACCAAATACTTTAAAACAATTTACAACAAAAAATGAAACTAACACATGAACAAATTCTTGAATGTTATTCAGGGGTAAAGTCTGGACAATGGACAGACCAAGAGGTAAGAGAAGACTTAATTAGAAAGTTTGAAACTTACCTAATTGATTATCACTTTCGAAAAGATAAAGAACAAATCCTTAAGGAGGTACTTGATTAATGAAACTTTTAACAAAAGGTATTTTAAAAAAACTTCCAAAGCTTTACAGTCAACCAGCACATGATGACCTATCGCAAGAAATGGTCTTTTATGTAAAGCTATTCACACCCGACAGCAACTGGACTTGGTATATTGCTGAATACGACCCAGAGACAGAAATCGCTTGGGGTTTGGTAAAAGGCCACGAACAAGAGTTTGGTTCTTTTGATATGAAAGAAATCAAAGAACTAAGAGGTCCTTTTGGGTTACCAGTAGAAAGAGACATCTGCTTTGACCCTATAAAAGAAAAGGAACTTCTATTGAAAATATCTAAAGGCACTGACTAATAAAAAAAATGCTAAGAAGTAAACTTGAAAAATTAATTACTAAGTTTGTTAAAGAACATAATCTTGATGCTGAAGAATGTCCTCCTTATTTTGAAGGATTAATGTATTTCCGATTCGTAGTAGAGGAGGATGAAGATGAATAAATACCACATTACTGACATTGAACTTTATACAGTTGAGATGGGAGATGGAGATCCAGAATGGATGCTGTCTGATCAAGAAGTTTACGTCTTAAACAGAAGATGTTTAGGTAGATGGAAAGCTAAAAATGAAGATGATCTTTTAGATCAAATATTTAATTTTTCTGGCTTTCCTGTTGAGAATATGACATACAAAATAAATAATGTATGTGTCTCTTATCCACGTTACGAGAAGGTATCCACATGAAAACTAAGTTAACTAAACAAGAATATGATTCATTTAGAAATAAATGGATTAAAGATACTGTTTACTTTATGGACAGAGATCTACTTGAAAATTATGCAATGCTTTATTTTCAACAAGATTTAAAAACAGAAGATCAGGAAAGTGCTTTTGAATCTATGCAAAACATTAATAATGAAGTATTTACTACACTTGCAAACAAATTTAACTTGGAGGTTGATTAATGTCTGAAGCATTACTAGCACTCAAAAAAGCTAGAGAAACTCTTAATCGTTTATTATCTCAATATCCTGCTACTGGTATTACTGCTAGAAGGTTTGAGTTAAATAAAGATTTAAAACATATTAAAGATCAGATTACGATTTTAGAAAAATTTTTAGATCCTTTTACTGTTGCAGAATTAGAAAATTATGAGGAAGAATATGAAGATGTACTGTAAGGCAAAAAAACTGCCACCATTTGATGTTGTGAATAAGTTACTTGCTTACAACATCATTACTGGTGTTTTAACTTGGAAAGTAAATAAATCTAATGTAAAAGCTGGTACACAAGCTGGTAGTTTAAAAAAAACTGGTTACCTATATATAACTATAAATAGACAAGATTGTGCAGCACATAGGGTTGCTTGGCTATTAGTAACTAAGAAAGACCCATGGCCATATGAGGTCGACCATATAAACCATAATAAAAGTGATAATGCTTTTAAAAATTTAAGAAAAGCAACTATCCAACAAAATAGTTCTAATAGGTTGAAAGGTACAAATAATACCTCTGGTCATAAATCAATAAGGTATTTAGATTTTCAACCTAAAAATCCCTTCCAAGTTATTTTATACCAAGATAAAAAAGGCCATTATGTAGGGTCTTTTCCTACATTGGAAATGGCGTTAAAAGCAAGAGACAAAAAAGGTAAAGAATTATATGGAGATTTTTATAACCCCTAAATGTTACACCAATAAACAAACCGAACACAGGGGGTAGCCAATAGGGAAATCCCAGACTATAATTGAAATAAGGGCGAGAGTCCACAACCCCCAAAAACAAATGGTAGACGAACTACAACAAGAAATAGACCAAGTAAAGGTCAAGTTTCAAGAAGCACAAAACGGTTACGCTTTTTGCTGTGCAACTGGCGATTTTACTGAGTTAGCCAAACACAAAAGAAATGTTACTAAGTACAAAAAGCAGCTTTCTTTCTTACTAAGACAGAGGGCAATGAGATGAAACACTTTTTTCTTTACTTAGCAATGGGCGGTATTTTATTTACCGCACTTACCTCAACACTACAAGACATGACAAAAGCAGATTGTCGTGCTGGTGTAGAACTAGCCTGCCAAGAGGTGGCCAAGTGGTAAGAGATATGCAAAAGGTTCTCGAAACTTTACGAGAGCAAGAACAAAAACAACAAGTTAATAAACTTGAAATTGTACGAGGTTGTATAGAACTTACAAACATAGTACAAGAGCTAGGCGAAAAGACAGGTGTTACTTGTAATGCCTTAGATGAAAAAACTAACATCATCAAAGACTTTATCGTCAAGCAAGCAGAAAAAATTACCATGCTTGAACTTCGTATCGCAAACCTAGAGGACAAACTCAATGCAAAAAATTGAAGCTGGTTACATACCAGCACAGCAATACCATGATGACCCTGCGTATTCTGCTAGTGATCTAAAGCTTATTACAAGCACTTGTCCGCAAGTCTTTTACCAAACCAAGTACGAAAAAATAAAGCTTGAACACGAACCAGCACTTAAAAAAGCTTTTAGAACTGGCGAGTTATGTCATGCATTTACCTTAGAACCAGACAGAGCAAAAAAAGCTTATGGTGTTTGTCTTAGCAGATCAACCAAAGCTGGTAAGGTGCAAGCAGAAGAAATGGCAGCCAAAGGTATAGAACCTATAACAAGCCAAGAATACGATCTTGCATCTAGTGTTGCTAATGCTGTTTGGTCACACCCAATAGCAAAAAAACTTCTTTCTAAGGGCTTTGCAGAACAAAGCTTTTGGAAAGAGGATAAGGAAACTGGTCTTACTTGCAAAGCAAGATGCGACTTTTTAAATGGCGATACTATTATCGACCTAAAAACAACTGGTGAGGGCAATAGTCACCCAGACAAATTTATCAAGTCAATAGCCAACTACCTTTACCACATGCAAGCTGCTCATTACTTAGAAGTAATTGGTGCAAAGCGATTTGTATTTATAGCAGTTGAAAAAGTCTACCCATATGCCATAAGCATTACCGAGTTAGACGAGGCTTCATTGGAATACGGTTTTAAACTTCGCCAAGATGCCCTCAAACTTATTTCTAAATGTCATACAGATGCCCATTGGCATGGGTATGCAGAAGAAATCCAAACACTCAGCCTACCAAGTTGGGCCTACAAAACAAACTAAAACAATGACAGAAACTAACCCAGATGCTGCAGTTGCAGCAGCTTTACAAAAAGCACAAGCAGAATTTCCAACAATGGGTAAGACCAAACAAGTTGGTGTAGGTTCTTTTGGTTACAGCTATCTACCTTTGGAACAAATGCTTTCTTTGGTTACACCTGTTTTACTTAAGCATGGTCTTTGTATTTCTCAAGGCTTTGGCTGTAGTCCTACAGGCGAAACACTTATAGTCACAAGACTAATTCATAAAAGTGGTGGCATAATAAAAAGCGAACTGCCAATATTTCTATCTGAAAGAGATATGGCCAACCCTAAGAAAAACCAAACACACAACTGGGGTGGTGCAGTTACATATCAAAGAAGATACAGCATTAAGTTGATCTTAGGTCTTGAGACCGATATGGACTTTAATATGGAAGAAGAAGAAAAGGTGCAAGACAAAAATATAAACAAAGGCGAGGTTATAGAGACTTTGCGAGAGCAAGTCAAAGAAATATCAAAGACATCTGATACTGATAAAACTTTTGGCCTTGCAAAAAATGCAATACTAAATGCAAAAAGCAAAGAACAATTAACAGATCATCAAAAAAACATTGCAACTCGATTTGCACAAGGTAAACTGACTATTACACAAAAAGAGCAATTAGAAACTCTTATTGTTAACAAGATAAAGGTACTTAAGTAATGGAACAAGACCAGCCTTATCTATCAACTAAAGACCTCGCAGAACGATATGGTATTACACAAAGAACCATAAAGAAGTGGCGAACAAGTACAAGGCGAGGTAAAGCAGAAGGTCCAGAGTGGTATTCAGTACCACGACAGGCAACTGCTTTGGGTTCTCCCCTTATCAGATACCCACTTCCACAAGTACTTGCTTGGGAAGAAACAAACTCAATTATTCCTATTAAATCTTTTTAATTATGGCTTACGAAAACCTTTTTACAGGGCGACTTGTCCTCTTTGAAAATAACGATAAAAGTTCATCAAAGTCACCAGATTTTGGTGGCAATATTGAATTTACTTTATCAGATGCCATGGCACTTACAGAGTGGATTACAGCACAAGAAGGCGAAGATAATTATGCTGGCGAAAAAGTTGTCAAGATACCAGTAAGTGCTTGGAACAAAATGGCTAAAAATGGTTCATCTTTTATATCTGGTGCAGTTTCTAAATTAAAAACAGAAAAAGAAGAAGTACCTTTCTAAACATGACAAAAGCATTACCCAAAATTTCAAATCCTAAACTACCGCCCAACGTAAAAGTATTTCAAGACCATCTTGCACTTGGTCTTGAGTGCTTTGACTTAGATTGGTTTGACTTTAGGCCACATACTTGTAAAAACAAAGAATATGGAAATGGCCTTTTATTTAGTCAAGTAAAAGGGGTTTCTGCAAAATTTGCAGCAGAATTTTCAATAATTGTTTCTAACCAAGGTTTGCATCTACCAAATGAAAAAATCTTACCTTTTACAAACGAACAACCTCCAACAAAAATGGCCTTGCTGGTCTTATCAGCAATGGTAAATGAACAACCTTTACACTTTGAATGTCCACAATGCGACTAGATTTTACAAACAAAGCACTTGAGGATTGGATAAGACTTTGTCCTTTTCCAATAACAGTACAACAAGCGGTAACAGAACCAAAAGCTTGTAAACACATAACAATAGATGTAACTATTGAAGCAAGTAAAACAAAGCCAAATCCAGAATTTGTTGCATCAGATCAACAACAGTTTCTAGAGTTGAAATATATTGAAGTTGAAAAAAAACTAAAACAACTTACACAACAAAGATTTCAAGAGGATAACCCTTTAATACAAAGAAAAATATCAAAGCAAATTCATGCTTTATTTGATCAAAAATTTGAAATTGAAAAACAGCTAGATGTTCAAGAAAAATCGTAGAAAGCTTGTAATTGACTATGCCGACCTAATGGGCAAGACAGTAAAACGTACCTTTGATGGTGCGAAGTTTAAATGCGTAACTATTCAATATGCAAAGAATACAGAAGTTTTGTATGTAAGCATTATGCGTTGTTATGAGTTTGATTATATTAATAATGCAGATGAGTATGCCTGTGCAGTAACAAATAAAGCTATTTTTATTGATTGGGATAACTTTTTCTCAAATTATGAATTTACTGAAAAAGATTGCCAAACAATCTCGGGTAACAACTTTTCAAACAATTTGATAAAGGCCAACTGGAACCAAATAAAAAAAGTATTTGTAAAAGATTTTAAAGACGGCGCCCATGGGAAAAAGGATTGATTTAAAAGACTTACAACAGTACATTGATGATAAAGGATTTATCGTACAAAACCATTGTTGGAAATGTCAGAAGATCAGCTATCGTAATGAAAAAGATGCCAAAACAGTATCGGCAGATATGTTTAGACTTGGTAAAGGCCATACCTATACATATGCCTGTCCTAAAGGTAATGGCTGGCATCTAACTTCTAAAAAACCAAGAAGTGCAAATTGCCCTAGGCAAAAAAAACAATGCAAAGCAACACGACAAAGTAAACCTGAAAGGAGGAGACAATGAGTGATTCATTAAAACTTAGAAGATTAAAGCAAATGCGTTTGGCAAACTTAGAGAAAGAGTTGCTTGACAATACTTTAAAAGGCTATGACCATTATGTTTTTATTAACGAAAGAGGTAAAGCCCAACTTGTATCAAATGAAAGTCGGTGGGTTGTTGAACATGTAAAGACAGCCATAATAAAATTTAATTATCAAGTTGATGAAACCAAGAAAAAACTTGTTAAGGACTTTACAGATAAAGAAATCCAAGAATATGAAAAAAAATATGTTATTTAAAAAATCTTTTTTTTATTTTATTTATAATATTTTTTTCTTTTCTTACATCATGTACTGCAGAAAAAGCTTCAAGTTCAACTAATCTACCAAGCAAAGATGCAAGAAAAACATCTTGGTGCATTTGGTGTCTTACTAAATGTGTACAGTATCTTTTTATATTGTCGTAATCTTCACTCTGCATAATTTCTCTACAACGCATTTCAACAGACAGTTGCAACTCAGGTGGTGCTTCCTCTATCTCTATGTTAAGAAATTTTTTAATGTTCATTTGTCTGGGAAAAGTTGTTTTTCAAGAATGTCAACAGCCCTATCATCAAGTGTATTAGTGGTTTGTTTACAAATACTTCTTAATAAATCAACAACCAATCTTTTAACAGCAGTGGTCGTAAAAAAGGTCATTAAGATTGGCCTTAAAATTTTTAACATAATGTTAAATTATTGTGTTACTTTCCAAACATAACAAAGAATGCTACATTTGGCACAAAGCTGTTTGTTAAGCAGTGGTCAAATGCTTAGAGATACCCCCAAACAGCTTTTTTTATATGGAAGATCAAGAACCAAGTAAAGTTGAAACCATTGTAAAAGTTTGCGTACTTTTGTGGTCGGCAACACTTTTATCCCTTTCATACTATGAACCGCCATCTGGCAAAAAAATAGTAGATTTTGACCCGACATTTATTGCTTCGATTTTTTCAGCTAGTACTGCATCACTAGGATTTCAGATAAAAAAGAAAAAAGATACTATAGTAGATAATAAAAACAACAAAGTTGGTATCAAATGAAAAAACTGTTTGCATTGCTTTTATTTTTTCCATCTGCTGCATTTGCAGATATTAAACAAGAATTTGTTACCTCTGCTCAGATAACTGTTGACATGCCATATGTAGTTACAAATAAAGTTGGTACAACATATTCTTTAAGTGGTAATAATATTACACCCTCTGTAACTGTAGGAGATACAACAACATCTGGAAAAATAGGTGGCATAAATGTCGGCAGCCTCACTAATGGGGTGCCAGCAATGATTCAAACAGACACCACAGTAACAAATGCAGGGTCAGCTTTTAGCAAAACAGAATCAGTAATTATGGGTGACGCTACACCATCTACCGTCACCCCCTCTAGCGGTATTGCAGCCTTACCAGTTCTTAGTGGACAAACTACCATTGGATCAGGTGGTACTGCTGGATCTCTTGCTTTAACGTCATTGAGTTCAGGTATTCATACTTGCACGGCTGGAGGCAGTGGTACTAGCTGTATTGGATCTACTAAAGTTACTATTACGATTGACTAGACTTTGGCTGTTAGTTATAATAATATATCCGCTAAGAACCCTTGCAACACCTGTGGTTCCACAGTTTCGTTCAGGTTCGCAAACTACTTCATCAACAAGTCAAAGTGTTATAAATGAAACGATTACATCATACCAATACAGAACTGGCTACTCATATGCAGCAAGCGGACATAATATCGAAGCTGAAACAGGATATATCAACCCTACTGCTACGACTCAAAGCACCCAAACAGTTGGAGGAGTAAACTTTAGTTGGACAAGTCCAAACCTCGAAGCAATCCCACGCTGGAAAATAGCAACAGATGGCGCAGCATTTTCGATACAAGAAACACTCATAACCCCCGGTTTAGACACAGTTACAAACATAACAAGAACAATAACAACTTCAACAACTTCAGAAACCACAAGTACCTTTGGTCAATAATATTTTTACTTTTACCTATAAAGCCTTTATATGCCAATACAACGGTCAGTAGTCCACAAAGTCAAAGTACAGGAGTAGTAAACAACAATGCGACTATGATAACGCCCTCAAGCCTTCCACAGAACCGCTACAGTCAAGGTATTGTTTGTACATCTCCTAGTCTTACAATTACACCATACTTAACAGATGCGTGGTCCTTCAATAGACCAATAGAAACTGTCACTAGACAAGCGATTTATGATGAAGATACAGGTGCAGTAAAATACTACCAAGAGACACCACGGTTTGAAAAAGATAACTACAACTTAAATTATGGAATAAGTATGCAGTTTAATATTCCACTTGGTAATGGTGGCGATTTATGTAAAGAAGCAGCAAAGGTAAATATAGAAGCACAAAAACTTCTTATAAAGAAAACACAATATGAAATAAGTTTGTACAGGTTAGAGCAATGTGCAAAGCAAGCAAAATTAGGTGTAAGCTTTGTTGCTGGTAGTCCTAGTGCAGTAACTTGCCAAGATATTGTTATTACAGTACCGCCAAACCAAGTATTACCACACAAACATATTATTAAGAAGTAGACAACTGTTTTGCAGCCATAGCATCAGACCTAGTTTTTCCACTTTTAAAGGACTTATATAACGGGTTGGGTCTATAAGATTGTTAACACCACATCAACAATTTAAAAAGTGTTTTCTTAGCGGAAACTATGTAAGAGCAAACTTCAAACCTTTGTCTGGTTTTAGTTGTCTTGTTTTATTTTACTTTATTTTTTTTCTTTGTAAATCTACTAATAATTTGTTTTACAAGAGGTTTTACAATATTAATAAGAATCGGAGTGCTAGCGGCAACCACAGCAATAGCAGCAGCATTAGTAATAGCAGGGACATTAGGTATGTACTGCTCGGTAAAGCTGGTGTCCTCATACAAAGTAATGCATTTGCTTCCATCTTCGTTTAATTTATGCCCGACAACACGTTCTAGTCTCTTATCGTTACGAAAATCCCCTATACGTTGATCTTTTTGTGGGTCAGGGCATTTTATAAAAAACTCTTTTTCTTTCTCTACTTTTTTTTGTGTTACTGGTGGTTTTGGTTCAGGTATTTCAGGGTCACTAGATTGTATGGGAGTGTCTTCTGACATTATCAAATTATTAGGTTGATAATTCATTGGATTAAAACTTGGAAATGGTGCATTACAAACAGTAAAAACACCATTAGGGTCATCTATTAATAAATTTCTGTTGCCAGTGTTTTTTACATCCCTATGTTGGTATGTACAGCCCGGAACATTTATTGTTAAAGGTATAATGTCTACTGGTTTTGTAAAATTAAATATTGGTTGTATTTGTATGTCAGGAATATGTAGGTCTGGTATTCCCATTAAAGTGGCATTGCAGGGTAAGTTGTTTTAGGTATCTGTAGTGGTATTTCTTTCATCATTTTTTCTTGTAAATCACCCATAAGTTTGTTTTTTAAATCTCTTTCAAACTCTGGACTTTGCATATAGCGAATTGCTACGAAACCAAATGCAGCCATTGACCCAGACAATAATAACGACAATAATGAGGCTACTTGGCAAATACGATTAAACATGATTAAATTTGCAATTTTAAAAGCACTATCTTTTACAAGTGTGCTTGTATTACTGCTTATTGTAGCCTTATCCCCTCTCTACGTCACTATGGGTTTAATGACAAGACAAATGCAAGAATCTAAGCGTTAGGATCGTCTGGATATTGTGTCATATTGTGTTTCTCAAAATTTCCATCTTTGTCATAAGTTGCACCATATAAAGTAACTAAAGCAGCTGTATCTGAACAGGCATCAATTTCTTTTTCTCTTGTATCGCAAGCAGTTCTAACACCATCACGATAGGTTGTAATCGCTGTAGGAATTGCAGTGTCTTTCTCAGCTTTTCTTACAACATACCAATCGTGTTTAGCTAACAAAGAGTTAGCAATGTTTTTTTCCTGTGCCTTTAGTACTGATTTAACACCTAAAGTAGTGTATTCAACTCCATCTTTAGTTTCTGTCTTATCATCAAGTTCCTTAGGAGCACCATCGCCCCAATAAAAACGTGAATCGTAAACTTTCGGATCTTCAACCTCAGTAATACCAAGATCTTTTTTCTCTTGTGCTGTTGATAGTCTTAACCAGTTAGCAGGGTAGTTTATATCCCCTACTGTAAAGGGAACATCAACTGCTAAAGGTTTTCCGTCTAATAAAAAAGCCATATCTATATACTACCTTGCCCTTGCATTTTTGAAAGGAGATTCTGCAAATGCAAAATAAATAAAATTACCACCTGACGGATTATTAAAGTAACCCGAAGCTTGTCGTAATTTAAAACCGTTTGACAATATATCTATATCTTCAGTAGTTGCTTCAGCATTAGCTGTGTTTGGAAATAAATAAGCTGAGTTTCCATACCCTAAGTTTGAAGCATATCTTTTGCTATCAAATAATATCCAATCTGCTGCTGATGAAGTTCTTTTAATTAAAATCCAAGCTGGTCTAAAACCTGTAAAAATAAATGGACCATCAGCATTATCGTTTGCTGTATATGACCCAAATTTGCTAAACCCTGCTACTTCGCTAAATGCGTAAAAAACATTACTTAAATGGTTTACTAATCCATACCCATAAGTAAAGACGCTTGAAGTAGGTGCTGGATTGTTTACAGCATTATTACCTGTAGTTGCTGCTCCGTTACTTTCAAAGAGGATCCAACCATTTTCACCAATATCTCGATGATAAACAACATATGATGAACCATTAAGAGTTCTTGACTTTGTTATATATACATCTGGTGCAACACCTAATCCATGCCCTACTGTTGCCGATCCACTAGTTTGTGCGGTAAATAATCCAATTGAAAAACCTGCTGTTTGGTTTGCTTTTACAGTTGCTTGAAGCGTTCCATCAAAATTACTTGATCCAAGGGATGAATTTGTATTAACCTGTCCTCCCATTCCACTATGTATTGAACAGTAATAATAAAGAGTTGGAGCAGAAGCTGGAACAACTATTGTCACCTGTGTTGAGCTATTGTGAGTGACTCCTGTTGTATATTCAGACCCACCGCCATGCGTACCATCTGATGTTGTAGAAAATCTAAATGGATGTGCTGATGGGTAATTAAAGATATAAGTGCCACCTTCTGCAAGATCAAGAGTTACAGCAGAGGTTCCAAATCCATCAAATCTATATTTATTTCCAGAATCAGAAACAACTGTTACTGTATAAGTTTTGCCATCTGTATCGCCAGCGTTCCAACCCCAAGCAACATAATTGTATGTATTTGTATTTGTTTGACTATTTGGGTCTGTATTAGTTGTAAATCCGTTGCTATTAAAACTTCCTAAAGGATAGTTTGAATCTTCTACTGCACTAGTGTTTAGAAATAAAGCCCCTGCACTTGCACCTCTGACAGTATCATGTAACTGATGATAGTCTGCATTTGATCTACTTTTAATCCAAAGCCAATCTGGTGAAAAACTATATCCAGTAATTGCACGACTTGTAGTTCCATCACCAGTGTATAACAAAGTTTCAAAATGATTATCAGGTAATAATATTGTTGGGTCGGGTAAGTTCTGTGAATTAAGTGCTTTAAATCCTGATGGTTGGTAACTAAATGGTCTTTGACCAAAATTAACAAATCCTACTGGATCTGTGCCTCCACCAGCATTACGATATGCCCAAAAAACAAGATCAGTTGGAGTAGCCATTGAACTTATATTTTCAGCATTCCCTGCTGCCGATCCATTTATAGTAAATGCGACAGTACCAGCGTCACTATCTACCTTTACTCCAACAATATCGTTATCACTAAGAGCAGTAAGGCTTCCTTGAGAAGTACTATCATTTATTCTAATCTCACCAGTATAAAGATAATTAATTCCATTTAATTGGTCAGTACCGCCATTCTCTGCTGTATTTACATTTCCTACTCCAACTACTCCAGTTGCTACTGTGGTAAAAACCCATTCACAATACCATTTTCCACTTGTAGGTATTTGAAATGATGAAGCTGGTTTTGGATAAGTACTAGCAGGACTAATAGTAAAATCTAAATTTCCATTTGTGTAAGTTAAATAATTTCCGCCTCTACCGACTAACGGATTTATAGTAGAAAAATTATTAGTTGGACTATCAGATACAGAATCATTACCTTGTCCAGCACTTACTGAAAGATTATATGGCGTAAAGTTGTTTCCATTACCGCTTGAATCCTTGCCAAGTGTTGTTGCAGTCGTTCCAGAATTGTCTGCAAATTTCAATCTAAAACCATTTGTACCAAAAGTTAATCCTGATGTATTTATTGGAACCCATTGTCCTGTATCTGCATTTGTTTCTGCAAAAGAGCTTGGTGTAAGTTGCAATCCATCAATAAAATTAATTTCTGCCATATATCCATCAAAATTCTGTGCACTTGATCCATGTTTACCAATTTTATTTGAAAAACCTGTATCATTTATTTCTGGATATTCATAATTCTGTGAAGGATAATTACTATTTGCAAAATCAGTAATTTGAGTACCATTTACATACATTTTTACTCTATTACTTGCTGTTGCTTGCGTAGTGTCAACAGCAGCTACAAGATGATACCAAGCACTAGGATCTCTAAATAGTTGAGTTGATGTAACTTGAGTTTGATAACTTCCACCATATCTAGAAACTTCAAATTGATCTGATGGTGTGAACTTTACAATAACATCTGGATTATTTGTTCCTGCGGAAAAAAATGTTTGAAGTGAGGTAAGTTGACCTCTTTTAATCCAAGCGGAAAAAGTCCAAGTTCTTTTATTTCCATCACTTGATGGAGTTCTTTCTAAATATGTAGTATCAGCCCTATTAAATCTTAAACTACGTTCTACTTCAAAGTCTCCAGCGGCTCCTGAAGCTCCTATTCTTATTGGATCAAAAAATGGCATTACTTAACGTCTAAAGAAACTGCACAATGAATGACGTTACTCGATAAAATTATGTAGTCAATCCGATCAACTGCAGAAGCAGTAGTTGTTAATGTTGGTGCTGTACCGCCTACAAATTTAAAAGCACTATTGAATGAAGCTGTCCTAGACCCTGTACCGTCTTGAGTTATAAATATTGAACCTGCCTGACCGACAACTTGATTACTTGGTGCAGCAAAAGTTCTGTTACCTCCTAACGTCACAGAGTGATGACAGGCTGTTGCCATGTCTATTGTTATTGTTGACCCATCAGAAAGGGCTGTGACGTTTGCTGCGGCTCCTCCTGTTAAACTCACGCCCCCCGAAGCTGTTTCTATTTTCTTAGTTCCATTATGGTATAACTCGACTTGTGCATTTTCTACAGCTTTTATTTGAAACTCGCTATTATCAGAACTATTTATATTTATTTGACTTCCTGATATTGCTAATGATCCAGTTCCAGTATCTTTTATAAAAGAACCTGATGAATCATGAAAAATCTCAAGATCAGCACCTGTCCCAAAAGTAGCTTTTGCGTTATCAGCAAACTCAAGAGCATTATCTGACCTGTCAAAAACAACATCACGACCAGCAGTAGCACCATCAAAAGTTACATCTTCCTGAAATATATTTGTTGAAGTAAAAGTATTAGCTGCCGATAATCCCGCATGACCAAAGTTTGTAGCCGATACATCACCCAAAGTAACAAAAGCATTATTTGCAGAATTTCTAATTTTTAAGGTATCGCCATCAATATGAGGAACATAAGCTGCAACACCGATTGACGGGTCACCAGAGCCTTGATTTAATGTGCTTAAAGCTGCAATTATCTGATTTAATTTTGTTCTTACAACAAGACCAGTTCCGTTGTCAGTTGTAAAACCAGATCCACCAGTATTATCGACTCTTGACATAGCAAACCAACTTTTTTTCTAAGTATATCCTAAATATTAACCTTTACCAAAACCAATAGCAGTAAAGTTAAAGTTTCGATCCACAGAACTTCCAGAACTGTTCTTAAAATGCACAGTAAATCCAGTACCAGTTATACTTGTAAGTTCAAAAAAGTCACCTGATGCCATATTGAAGGCTGTAATTCCTATTGCTGGCGGGTTAGAGTTTGCACCTAATAATGCACTAGTACCAGTAAAAAATGGGTGGTCAAATGTTATAGATTTTGCCCCTGCACCTGATGCAATAGTTGTTGTGCTTTGTTCTGTTCTTCTTTGAAATTCTGCAAAATATCCAAGTTGACTAACTCTAATATCTTGGTTTGTATCTTGTGTTGATAACACACATTTAAATTTAAATGCCCTTCCTTTAAATGTTCCATTTGCAAATTTTTGAAAACCTGAATAACTGGTGGCATCTTGAGAAGTTTGAACAAAAACCTCTGCATTTGTATCAACTGAAGCTGTGCCATCAAAATCTTGTCTCGCATCAATATCTGTAACTGAATCTATTAAATCATTTGAATAAACAGAATCTGTTTGAATTAATTTTCTTAAATCAAGACTAAATACAGCCCCTAAATCCAAAGTTTCATTAAATAAATATGTTCCAGTGGCTGAAACACCTCCAATGTCATCAATAGAATTTTCTGTATCAAAATCTGTAATATCATCAAAATTTCCTACGCCAGCCAAACTTATTGACCCTGTACCAGAATCAAATCCTATATTTGTTTTCGAGCCTTGAAAAGCTGGACTGTCTTGATCTTCTCTTCTTGCCTGTACTAATAATTTTGGTTGTGATTCAGGTAAATCTATTACAAGTGAAGTTTCTCCTGTACTGAACCTATCACCATCGTCTTGCGTTTTAAGAATATACTCACCTTCCAAAAGTGGGACATTTTTTTCTGTTGATGCTCCACTCAAAGCAAACACAAGATCAGTTGCGTCTTGAAAAGTACCGCTTCCGTCCGTTTTGGGGCTGTGACGTACATGAATACGACCTCCGGCACGAACATCTTGGTCTGGCACAGCGTCCCATCTGAGTCTTATTTCTTTATCAGATATTGGTTCATAGGTAAGATTTGTTATGTCTGAGGGCGGTGCTGTTTTACCAACAGCATTAAAGGTTAATGTTGCTGGTTGTCTTGATGGTTGTCCAAGTGCATTAAAACTAAATACTCTTATTTCATACTCACCAGCATCTGAATTTAATATCTCGGCATCACTTGAAAGTGTTTCTATTTTTTTAAAATCACCATTAGCAAATCTATATTGCACTTCATATTTGCTAGCACCAGATTGAGTTTGCCAATCAAGAATTAGTTTTGATATTGCCTTATTGTTAATAGTTACAATTTTTTCATCTACTCTTAGTCCTTCAGGTGGATTTAAAACACTTGTAAGGGTGCTTATAGTCCTTGTTGGTAAAGCAGAACCATCTTCAACAAAGGCATACTTATCAGAGTCATGTGATAAAGCTGTAATTGAAAAAGTCTTGTCATCATTTTCTTTAACACTTATCACCCTCCATGTAGTTGTCTGTAAATTAGTAGTTTCAAGGATGTATGGAGCGTGTTCGTTTGGTGCTGTACTAAAAGCAGAAGATACAGTTATGGTTGTTCCTGATATTGCACTTACTGTTTTTTCTTCAAGTGAGCCGTCAGGTAAAATAATTGAAATTGTTGGGCTATCGCCAAGACTAGGAATATCTGTGTTATCAGAATCATCAAGAACAACAACTGTTGTACTGGTAACGCTTTTAAGCAAACCTCCACGCCTTACACCAGCTTTTAATCTATCTGATATTTCTATTACATCACCGCATCTTACTAATACACCAGCAGCGGCTGTTGTTGTAAAAGAACAAGTCTCTCCAGAATTTTGTTCATTATATAAAAACCAACGCCCCAATCTCCTCGCCTGATTACGGCTAGTTGTAGCAAATGCTTTGATGTTTTTAACAACAACACCGTACTTAGCTTGTGTAGATGCGTCAGCCTCAACGGTTTCAACATCAATTTCTTGAGTTGTCATATCAAAATAACTGACATTTATTACTGTGTGTCTTGTTTTCAAACTTGAACCAGTATATACAAACTCTCCCTCAACGACATTTGCATTTGTGAAAATGTATGAAGCCGACTTTGGTGCATCCTGAGATATGGAAATTCCACCAGCAGAATAAAATGGCATAACACGCATCACAGAACAAAGAGCATTGATAAGGCCATATGCCTCCTGTTGCTGTGTGATATTTACCGAGCAAGCAAACCTTGGCTCAGTAGACCCATCACCATTACCAGCATCAACAGATTCTCCGCAATATTCACTTACTGTTTTGAAAGTAAATTTATCTAGATTAGATTCAGCAATGCCACACCCCGCCCTTGTATCTGTTAGCAAATCGTATAAAATCCATGCAGGGTCTGTTGTCCACTCTTTATCTGTTTTAAAAGTTCCATTAAATGTACCAGCATAAGAAATTGCACCTGTCTGCAAGTCTACAGTTGCATTATGCGGTATCTTGATCTTGCGCCCTCTGATGCGGAACACCCTTTTGGGGACTCTTGGGAACTGTTCAGCATTGAACCTTAATGCTACATGAGCAGTGTTTGCATATGCGTTTTGTTCAAAAATAATATTAGTGGCCTGTTGAAATTGAAAAGCATTTACTAAAGTTGCATCTGAACTATCTGCTGTAACCCTTTCAACTCTGATTGCTACAGGAAAAGATGTTGTTGACTTCAGCTTGACAATATAATCCCTAAAATATGCGTTTGTTGATCTACCTTTAACAATATCGTCTATTACAGTGGTAGTTGTGCCATCATTTTCAATTGTTTTTATTAGTAAATTTACTTCTACACCATTAATATCTCCATCATCTTCAAATTTCTGCATAGACGGAAATCTTAAAGTTACACGAACTGCATTAATATCATCAGAACTAACTGTATGAGTTACAGGGGTTGAAGTGGTTACAGTTGTACCGATTACAAATTCAGTTTCAATATTTGATATTCCATCAATGAATGTTTGACTGGCAGTTCCAAGTCTGAAATCAAAACCTACATCTTTAAAATTAAAGTCACTATCTTCAGGTGAAGAATTACTTGCAGCCTCCTGTAAAACTTGTGTGCCATTTAAAAATATATCCTTTTTAAAAGCATTGAAATATGCAGTTGATGTCTTATCTGTTATGCCAGCCTTTGATGCTGTTGCTGACCCCTCTATCTCGCCTTCACCTAGTAGCTCTACGATTGTATTAAATTGTTTTGAAGATAATGCACCACTAGGCAAGTCTGGATTTATTAAATCTTTTGCAACTTGGAGAAAACCTGATACTAACATTAGTTGTTACCCTCCACCTGTACAGTATCAACTCCGTTAGACACCACAATAGAGCCGACTACAATTTCTCCATATACTAAATTTACAGGTATACCAGCATTACTAATATTTGTAAGGCCAGTAAAAGAATAGTTTGAAGCCAAAGCTGAAGGATCTAAACTGTTTTGTCCAGATACTGCTGAAGAAGTATTTTGCTGCGGAGTCAACATACTTGTCACCCCATCAATAACCATACTTGTTCCAACAGTTGTTAATACACTTGTGGCAACTGTAGCCAAAAGTTTACTGCCTAAAAGAGTTGCACCTACCGCTTTACTTGTAAATAATGCACCAGCACCTAATAGTAGCCCTATAAAATTACCATGAACTACAGGAATAATTTTTATATCATCTTGTGTTCTAAAATTTAGTAAATTCTCAGTTATGACCCTCGTTCCAACTTGTATAGTGTAAAACTGTTCTGCCATATGTTTTTCAATACCTTCAAAATTACAAACTAAAAAACTTATTGCTTCTCTTGGTGTATTGAGATCAACTTGAAATTCTGCCTGACCTAAAAATTTTCTAAGTGTTCCGTAAACTTTTATTTTTTTAAGCATCTATTTCATCAGGTCTGATTACTGCTATTTTATCTGATTTTGGTGAAATAAGATAAAAAATTAAATCAATTGCCTTACAGCTATATTTATCTGATTGCGAAAACTCAAGAACATCTTGCGGATGACTGTGAACAATACCAACTATTTGATCTACAGAATCCTCTACTTTTGCCCAATCTAAGGGGTCTATTACAAAAGATTCTGCTTTAAATTCATTAGATATGTTTCTACAAGGATAATATTTTTCTTGATTATCTTTTATTGCTACAATTCCACATGATTCCTCTGGTTCACAACGCTGCGCGTGTTCTATTGCATCTTGCTTCCATAAATATTCCATTATCCGTTTATAAATGAACCAACGCCCGGAAATTCATTTCTTGTGACTTGTCTAGCTGGTAACTTTTTATTTGCTTGATCTAAAGCTCCTACAAGTTCAAATTGAACGATTTGTCTAGTTTCAGATGTTTTTCTATCAATAAAAAATATTTCCTGTGGTAATTCATTTGATGAAGGTGTGCCAAATGGATTACTACTACTAGGGAAATTAGCTGCATCAAGTTCACTTGCAAGCGTTGTAATGCGAGTCAGCTTGGCATCTGCTAAATCATTATGGGGTGTTGTTAAATTTACAATAATCAATAAATCAGTCATTGTTATAACTGACCCACTTCTTGTAATACCTCCTAAATTTGCAATTGTTAATGTTGGTCTAGGGATTTGTCCCCTACCAGAAAACTCTGCACCCTCAAATGTTATAGGCACTCTTTGATAAGAATTTCCTTGCCATACTATTTCTGCGTTCGAGTTCATGCTAGAGCCAGCATGAAATCTGAATGTTGTAGGAACACTAGATGGATTTCCTGACGCATAGTGCAAACCCTCTACAAGCTCTAATACAAACAGTTCTATTCTTGAACTAGGATTTAATTTTTGTAATTCAGATACTGGTATTGCCATTATGGTTCTGCAACTTGTTCAAATTCTAAGTTCATAACTGCTCTATTGCTTAAAATTGCTGTTCTCGATCTTCTTGTACATATAAATTTTAACGCTGATGAATGATGTGGCGGCGTAAAATCAAAGTTTGCTTGATCATCGAATCTTGCATCTAAAAATGTATCTATTGTTGTTGCATCTGTAGTGGATACATTAAAAGTTAAATTTAATTTAATCAATCTTTTATTAGCTGGAAGACCTTGGACGAAACGTTGTTCATATCCATCACCTAGCTTAATTCTCAAACTATCTTGCTCAACAGTTTCCTGAGTTGAATATTGAGGAGTAATACTTGGAAAAGTTGCCATTATGCTAATAAACCCCCTGCACGTTTTTGTTTGATTAGTTCAGATTGTATCGCAACTGCAATCTGTTGACCTAACTCATTACCTTCAGCGGATGAGCCACTAACAGCCGATCCTGTAGCGTCCACGCTAACTGTGATGTTATTTACAATAGATTCTCCACCCATCGGAACAGATGGCACTATAGTACCAGATGATCTTGGAACAAATAACTCAGGTTGACGTTCACCAACAATATATGGCTGACCAGCTTTTACAGGGCCACCATTAGCTTTGAAAAGACCACCAAGTAAACCGCCAAGAAAACCTCCTAAACCTTTTTTCTCTTTACCGCTTGCACCCTTACCAAATGCCTCTCCAAAGCCACCAATTAATTTCTCTATCTGTGCATCAATAATCTTATCTCTAATTTTATTTAATACATTTGTCATTGCTTGTCCAAACGATTGTGCGCCTGTAATTGCATCTCTAAGATTATTTTTAATACTTCCTTCTATTTCTTCTCCAACTGCAGTCATTTTTTCTTTAAGTTTTTTTGCCGCCTCTTCATTTTTTTTAATTAATTCTTCTTGTTCTTCTAACTTTTTATTTTGATTATCAATCTCTTTAGTTATTTTTCTGTTTTCATCCATTTTTTCTTTTATTGGTGCTATTGATTCCTCAACTATTGCAAGTTGTCTTTCTAAAGATTGCAATGCCTTTTTATTGCTACTTTCTTCTGCTTCTCTTATTCTTTTTAATAATTTTTGTCTTTTAATAAATAATCTATTAAATTCACTTTTTAAAGCTTGTTCATCACCTTCTTTTAAAGCTTTGTTAAAATCTTTTTGTTTTTGTGTTGCTTTAATTATTGCAGTTGTAAATATACCCGCAGCAGTTACTAATGCCACAAACGGCAAAGCATTTAATGCTATTGCTGTTACGCCTGCCACACCACCTAGAGTACCTAATGCACCAGTTACAGCAGCTACCGCAACAGTAGTGCCTTTAACAGCTAAAGCAATTCCAGTAAATATCGCTGCTGTGACTGATATTGGTGATTTGATAAAATCATCAACGGCTTTTAAAAGTGCTGTTAAACCTTTTGTAACTGCAATTAAAGCAGGTTCTAATGTTTTTCCTAATGTCTCTGAAAAATCTCTAAATGCCTCACCTAATGAATCAACATTACCAGCAAATCCCTCTGCAGCAGCTTGGGCAAGTTTATTATAACTTTCTTCAACAATACTAAGAATCATTGCATGGGCTTCAGCAGTTTTATTAGTTTTCATTAATTCTTTTATGACATCTGTTTGTGTTTTAGTAAAAGCTATACCTGATCTATTTAAATTTGATAAATTTCTTTCAGGATCTTGTAATGCTTTTGCTAATTGCATAAATGAAGTACTTACATCAACTTGGTTTACCTGTGCAATATCTGCTGCTGCTTGTGCAACTCTCGTATATGAATCAACTCCTATATTTCTAAAACTGGTAAGTAAATTAAAACCCCTTGTAAACTCTTCTTGATTGAATAATGTTTGATTGCCTAATTTATTTGCTGCTACTTGTAATTTATTTAAAGCAACAGTTCCTTCACCTAAATTTTTTAAACCTTGTGTCAAAATTGCAATATCTCTTTCTCTAGCTGTAAAAGTTCCTATTGCATTTCCCACAGTTGCAAAAGCAGCACCTAATGTAATTAATGGACCAAGTGATGCAGCCAGTGATGCACCTAAACCTTTTGCTGCAGCAGATGCTGTTGTTAAAGAAGCAGTTGCGCCTTTAGCTGAATTTGATAATGTTTTAGTTGCTTGGGAAGTTTTATTTAGAGACGATATTGCATTTCTTGCTTCAACTCTTAAGGTAACTATACTTTCGGCCACTTAAGTAAAACAAAATCTAATAATTCCATACTACCTGTTTTTTGCTCTATCATGCATTCTTTTTTCATTTTCATTTTTATTTTCGTAATAAGCAGCCCAATATATTAATTCCTCTTGTGTTATAAGTTGTCTTAATTCTTTTAATGTCTTACCTAATTCTGTTGCGAGAAAAAACTCAAAATTTAGCCAGTTATCTCGCTTTAATCGTTTTTTGCTGTATCTGTATCAAGTTTTATATTAAATAAAAATAATTCTATTTCATTTAATACATTTTCTGGTAGTTCCCTTTGTAAATTTGGTGCATCTGCAAGACTAAAAGCTTTTGACCCATCTTCAAGTTCTGCCATTTGACAAAGTAATTGAGTTGAAACAACAAGGGCTTCATCTGTACCAGTTGCACTTTGTGCTTTCTGTCTATCGTATCTTGTTAAAGGTTTAAAATATAAATCTACGATTTTTTCACCTTTAGCATTTTTAAATTCATACTTCCTTCTTGTTGACATTTCATCACCATATGATGAAGTCAACAGGTCAATTGTTCTTTTTGGTGTCATAAAATATATTAAGTATTAACCTAATTTACTATATAGCTGAAGTTATGGTACCACTTGTTTGAAAACTGATGTTTATTATCTGAACTTCACCAAGGGTTGCGCCATATTCAGCATTAGTAATAATACCAGCAAAACTTATTTTTTTTGCTGAAGTATCTCTGTCAGGAAATAATTCAAATAATGCGTCAGCATTATCGCCTGTAGTTAATACATCATCAATAAATGTTGTATAACCAGCACCAGTTTCGCTGGGGTTATATAAAAGTTCTGCTGTACCTTCACCAGATATTAAACCGCCGATATTTGTTTTAAAAGTATCACCTTGTTTAGTTGTCTCCATAGTGTCTTTACTAATAGATAAAGACCAAGACCTAGTTTGTCCAACGTCAGCTTCCGTACCGCCAGCGTTCTCAAACATAATTTTGCCAACATCACCCTTGATAGCCATAACAAAAGAAAGTATTTATTTTATATTAACCTTTTTTAGGTTTTTTCACATCTTTTTTTAAATTTTCTTGGTTTTCCATATATCTTTTACAACGATTATCCCAATATGCAGGGTTACGTTTACCTTTTACAGCCTCAATGGCATCTAACATTTTTTCTGTAATTTCCATTTAAAGTTCCTCGTATATTTCAAAAGTAATTCTTATTTGTGTTTGAAACTTACCTTCTGGACTAGATGTTAAAACTTCTGGACCAACTGGTGAATCAAAAATAACATTTGAAACTGTAAGATTATTGTAAAGGTCTCTCAGCCTTTTGCCAATAACATAGTTTGACCCTGCACCGATATTTTCTTCTGTAAAAATATTTAAAACAATTAAACCCACAACACTATTAGTTGAGTTTGCTGAACCACCTTGAGTTAAATAACCACCAGTTCCAAAACTTGTTTGGCACTGAACAAAAGTATCTTCTGTAGTTGAATCAAAAGACATATTATTAAATACAACAGGTATGGCAGGGCTTGATGCTAACTCTGTTGCAAGTCTGCCTTCTATAGTAGATCGAACTGTATTAAGATCGGTTGCTGCCATTACATACCTCTGATAATTCTTCTTAACTCATTTGGAATATATTGACTTGTTAATTGTTTTGCTTGTAATTCTGGAAAGCCTTTTATTGTATTATTTTTAGGTGATGTTCTAAACTTACCACCCCAACTAGGTGGAAGTGAAGTTCCATAAATAACCGGTTCTGCATATTCCATTCTGTTTATTATAGTCCCTTTAAATTTTCTCATATCAGTTTTCCAATCATTTCTTAAATTACCAGTTTCCCCTACCGGAGTTGCCTTTACAGCAAGCTCTGTCCAACGCAATGTTGTTTTTTGTACTAACTTTTGTACTGCTTCTGCCATCAGATCATCTATTTGGTCTAATCGTATTTGTCTTGTCATATTTACCTCAAGACTAACTCAAAGCTTACTGCTGTATTATTTTGCTCATTTATTAAAACTTGAATTATTTTAAATTCAACACTACTTATAACAACTCTATCTTTTGTGGTTGGTATAAATGTAATATCACCAGCAGATATCGTAAGTAATTTATCTTGCGATTCAATAAGATCATTTACTTGATTTCTTGAAACATTACTTAACGCACCCTTTATTGTTGTATCTGATAATGTCTCAGCAATAGCACCTGTGGTTGTATTGTATGCACCGGCAGTAACTCTTCTTATGGTTACATCTCCACCTAGTTTTGCCAAAGACTTTGATGCAGCTTTTTTTAATGCGTTTGCAAGGCTCATATTAGATAAGCAATTACAGTACCACTATCAAGCTTGACACTGGTTATTACACCTTCAATAGCAGTATTAGATTTAAACTGCAAAGAGGTTAAATCGCCTGTAATGTTTTCAGCAACCAAAGTATTGATAACTGAATCTTGTAGTGCTTTTATACAGCCAAACCGACCTGTATGTGCAGCAGTATCATTAATAATTTTGGCAGCTGGATAATAGCTCATTGTTAACTCCTTTTGATTGCGACATTGCCGGGTCCACTTATTCGTAAACCAGTAAAGTACCGTTCAAATAGTGGCGGTACTCTATCAGCACCAACAGAACCATAAAAATTTGGTGTTACATCTATGTTACCAATTTTTACGTTCTTGAAATCTTCAAGACCACCTAATCCTAAACCATTGCGGTTATTATTCAAGTAAACAGCAAGAATGACTTGTGCCTTTTGTACTTGTTCTGGTATCTCTGTTTCTGCAAAATAATCTGTTGATATTCTAAATGGAAAACCTATTGAATATGTATTGATGTAAGTGTCTGGTTTTCTTACGCCCTGTCTAGGCCATTGTAATGCTTGTGTATTAGTTACTCTTGCGCCTAAAAATCTTTCTCGGTCAACTCTAACCGCAGCAGTATATAAAGCTCTGTTTTTATTGTCTGTACTAGAACCATCCCATGCAGCTACATCATCATCTGCAACAAGACCCTCTACTATTGCGTTTGCATCAGACAGTGTTATGTAACTATTCGCTGATGCTCCTCCTACTGTTGCGTCTATTGAGATTGCCATTTTGTTTTACTTTGGTTTTCTTTTTTTTAGAGGGAGCAGAGACTACCAATCTGGCAGCCTCTTGTTCTCTCATACGCTTAAAAGCGAACATTCCCATTAGCTTGAAGCACCCTTAAGTGCAACAAAGTTAATAACAATAGCTTCACTTAAGTTACCAGCAGAAGCATTGGTAACTGTTACCTTGAAAGATCCAGCAGCAATAGTGGATACACCCACAAGGTAAGAACCAGCAGTTCCACCAGAACCATGGTTAACTACAACACAATCAGTAGCAGCGATTTTATCGTTGGTTACTGTGAATGTTACTTCAACACCAGCATCAAGCTGTGCATTGTTCATAGTGATTTGTCCACTCTCAGTATTAAGAGTTACACCTGTAGATTTGTTTGTTGCTTGGGTTACTGTACCGCCTGTTGTTGGTCCAGCTAATTTACCAGCACTAACCTCGAATAAACTTGGCATGATTTAATTACCTTTAGTCTTGAGTTGATACGTTGGTAGCTCTTACGATACCAATGTTCTTTGTTTCATAGACCTTCGACCAGTTGCCTACAGTTGCAAGTTGTGTTCTATTTGGGTTTGTTGTAGTAACAGCCCACTTTGAACCAACAGGATGATATGTATAGTGAAGATCAATAGCCATAGCATCAGACTTTGCCAGAATGTCTCTGTCTGTTTCTGTTGTAAGGCCAGCTTGCTCGCCACTTGCTACTGCACCAGCAGTAAAGAAATATGTACTGTATTCTGTTGAAGAACCACTACCAGTAGTAGAAACATCATCAGAAACAATAACTCTTAATCCGCAGTATGTTGGAACTGTATCGTTTCCACCAGCATATGCAGGGGCAATAGTACCACCACTTGCTGTTGCAGAACCGCCGTTTCCGTCAGATGCAAGAACATAGTCAACCATTTTTCTCTCAACGAGATCATAGTAAACTTTGCTATGCATACAAACTGCTGTAAGCTTGTCGCCTTGATCACCAAGAATTGATCTTGCTTTTGCAACGTGCTTTGGTGATAAACCAGTTGGTGTATCGCCTGACTCAGAATCAATAGTAAGACCAAAGAAAGCAGAGTTGCTATCATTAGCATTTATTGAACCGAATACTCCGTCAAGACAAGCAAGTAAATCTTTTTGTCTTTGGTTTGCAATGTAAGCACCGATCTTTTGACCGATTGCTGCCATTGGGTCTGAACCAGCTGCAAGTGCAGCTAAATCACGAGATTCAAACGCACGACCTCTGTGCAAGATAACTCCAACTTGCTTATCAGTTGAAATCTTGCCGGGAGTCAATGAAGATGAATCTGAAAGAACCTCAAAATCGCCACTTAAGTTAGCGGAGAAAAAAGGTACATTTACGAAATCACCACCCTCTGTTGCATTTAGCTCTGCCATTGGTGCGACCACACCGCTTGCAAGGAATGAATCTCGCTGAGTGGTCTGTTCAATGACATAAGGCGTAAATATCTCAGGGATGATAATATCACTCCTTAGAACTGCCATGTCCTGAAAAATAATTTTAACGGTGTGGGCGTAACCCTATATGGCTCTGCGTAGCTTTGCCTTTGTTCTATACTAGCGTGTTTTCGCAATATCTCTCAACTTTTGCCAAGTTTCTTTTCCATATGTCTTAAAAATTCTTCCCTGTTCTGTAATATCTTCTGTTGATTTTAAGAATGGTTTTAGCATATCTTCAGAATAATTATCACTAGATGGTCTTGTTATAGGTGCACCACCGCCTGTTGGTAATTTATTTTTCAACAAGTAAGGTTTTTCTTTTTCTAATTTATTTTTGACATATTCTTGTACAGGTAATTGTTCATAACCATCAACCACAACTGGTATACCTTCTTTTATTTGTATTTGATCTTTTGGTACAAGATTATTTAATACCAACTCAGGATCGTGGGTTACTTCAGACAATGCTTGCATTGCAGGGGCAATAAGTTCAAGCTCCCTATTTCTTGCGGTTAGCTCTTCAATTCTTTTTTTATCTTCAGCAGATTTATCTCTGTATTGCTGTTCTAATTTTTGTGTAGCTTCTGTGTACTTTCCTTCACTCTCAAGTTGTTCTCGTTCATGTTTTTGTTTAAATGCTAACAAAGACTCATAATCCTCTGGAACCTTTGTTTCTTTTTTTTGATTTTGAAGCTTACCTATCAGTTCGTAGTTTTTAGCCTCCAATTTTTTAATTGATTCTTTTAACTGTTCAACTTCGGTGTTGTTTGGTGTTGGTGGCGTAGCCACTTCCTTGGTTTCTTCTGACATAAATTAAAGCGTAGCCTTTAAAAATTAATATATCAGATTTATGACCATTTGACTTTATTAGCCCAAAACGCAGCACTCATTTTACCTTTTGCAATATTTCTTGCGTGTCTTGCTTTAAATGATCTGCGCTTTGCTTTATCTGCATCTGACTCGCCTTGTCTTGGTGGTTTATTTTTTGCACCCTGCATACCGAAACGAATAAGCTTTACTCTGTCGCCTTCTTTTGCTAAAACAACGTGTGACTTTTTTGGGTGGTTTGGTGTCCTTTTAGGTTTATTAAAACCAGCAAGACCAAATTTTTTTATTCTAGGGTCACTCATTTTTTTCTATATTTTTTAAATATGGCCATATCAACTGTTCTTGCTTTGTCTCCTCTCATATAACTATTAACCCGACCCATTGCCCATGCAGCCATTGGTACATTACGAGAACCGCCAGAAAGATATGCACCTTGGCCTTTTCTATACACTTCTGCAAGTTCGCCATATTTGAATTTAGTACCTTCAGCCTTTTTTTTAAGGCTATTTTTTACGGCGGCGCTTAGTGGTTTTCTTCTGCTTTTTTGTGACATCTTGGGCAACTCTTGATTTTTGTACCGCTTTTATATCAATAAAAGCACCAGCTTTGTAAAGCTTTGCTGTTCTTTTAATCTCAGCAGCTTTTGCAGCAGGGTTTCTTGAACCTGACAAATACTTTTTAGCAATGCCAGTTTTTTTGTCTTTAGGAACCCTTCTTAGCTTTCGCATCTTTCTTTGGTTTTGGTGTCTGCTTTGCTTTTTTTGCTTCAGACAATCTTTCAGCTAATGACTTTCCCATTACTTTTTACCTTTTTTCTTTTTTTTCTTTGGTGGTCTTCCGACCTTAGAACCATAGGTTCCTTTACCCATTGGCATGGTTTCTTAAGCAACTACTAATATCATATCTTTTATTTTGTTTTCCGTCTTGTTTTTTTCTTTTTCTTACCAGCTTTTGACAAAGCAATAGCAACAGCTTGGCTTCTACCATAACCTTCTTGTATAAGTTGCCTTATATTGCCTGTAATTGTCTTTGGTTGTCTCCCTTTTTTAAGTGGCATTAGGATATTTTTTTATTAACTCTTTTAATGGTAGCTCTGTTCCATCATCTTTAATTATTAATCGCAAAGCCTCTCTTGGACTTTTTCTTTTTTTATCAATTAAATAATTAAAAAATTTTTTCTTATTACCTAGAGCATCTGTTTGTATTGATGGATTATCTTTTAACCAACTTGCATAGTTCATACCTTGTGGCACTCTACCAGTAGCACTTGGCCTAGTATCAGGAAAACGTCTACGCAAATCATCATCATCTATTATCGGAACAGTAGTTGATCTACAGTTAAAGTGTTGTGGTGGCATAGGTCCTTCGCCATATTTAAAAATTCTGCCATCTAAACTTCCGCAGATTGCACTTGTCCTAGCATCTAAAGTTGCAACATATTCATACCTTTGTGTTACCTCTTGGTTTGCTGCATACGTTTCTTGATTAACAGAATTTTGTACTTGATTAACAGAAGTTCGTACAATAGTCATAACTTGGTTGTTTGCTAACTTCATGCCATCTCCACCAGCAAGTCTTTGTGCTTTTGCTGTCATGTCTTGGTTTGCGCCAAACTGTAATCTGCCTCTGAGTCTTTTTGCAATCTTTGGTATAGATTCACCTTCTGTAATACCAATACGAATCTGACTTGAAATTAATTCTGCTTGTTTAGTTGATATGCCACGAAAAGCTTTTTCTGCAACTTGACCGCTTGGTAAAGTTATCGCAGAACCTTTTGCTGCAGTAAGGTTAAATGTTCTTTGTACAGCAGATTCTAAATCACTTGGTAATGTTAATATGTTTACCTCTGTCGGGTCAGTAAAAACAATACTACGAGCAAAGTCTGGAGATATTTGTACAGAGTTAACACCAACAGTACCTTTTGGTAATACCCTTTTAAGTTGATCTTTTACAAATTCTGTTTGAAATATAGCAAGACCTTGTAGTTCATCTGCCAAATAAACTGCACTTGTATTAGACCAACTTTCAAGACTTTCTTTCATCTGTACCAACATAGCCCTTATTCTTGCAACAGTAGCTGGTGCTGTTACTTCATCTATGGTGGCCAATTTATTTGTTAAATCTAAAATTACATTGTTGTAATTCGTTACAATTCGTCTAGCAACTTGGTTGCTATAGCGGTTTAAGTCAATCGCCTCTCTGTAAAAAGTCTCAGGTGTTGACATAAATTACTCTTCATCTTGTTCTGGTTCGTCTGGTTTTGCTTCTTCTTTTGGCTGTACCATTTCAACCATGCCACCAGTTTGTGTTGCTTCGATTTCTTCTTCTACATCAAACTCATCTCCAAGAACCTCACCTTCAGTAAGTTGGTCAAGAAGTGTTTTCTGTGTAATAGAACCAGAAGTGTAAAGTGTAAGTAATGCTTGTATTTCTTGTGGCTCAAGTCTTTGTGATAGGAAGTCTCTGTTTACAAAACAACTTCCAGCTTCAGAATTTATATATTGACCATGAAACATTAAACAGTTATCAATCATGTCTTGCATCTGTTGAGCTACAACCATCATTGTTGAATCGCCTTGCGATCTATCTATTCGTTTTGCTTCTGCTGTTTCTGCAGATAACTTTTGACCAAGTACTGCTGCAAGACCTAATTCATTGATTTGACTTTCTAACCTATCAAGCCTACGAAACTGTGCATCATAACTACGACCAGCGGGTTCAATATATTCAGCACGACCATCTGCTGGAAATGCAATAGCCTCGCCGGGTCCAGCCGACACCTCTTCAGCATTTTGTGGAAAGCCATAAAAAGCAAGCATTGGTACTGCTGATATGTGTAATTGGTTATCAAGGTCAGATTGTATTTGATAAGCTTTTAAATTTAGTTCTGCTATATCTGCCATTGGCGGTCTTGAGTCAAGAAGGTTTACCCTGTTTGAATAAGCAACAGAAAAAGGTATTTTTTCTACTGGCATTGTTCCTTCATCTACTTTTACAAACTTTCCTGTCTTTGCTTTTCTATGTATTTCAAAGTTGCCGGGTGTTAACAAGCGAACTTGCTCTACAATCTTTTCGCCATAAAGGCCATCTGGTTCAGATACTTTTTCTTGTAGCCTTAACTGTGTAAACTGCATTTCGCCATCTACCATTTCTGTTCGCCAGCCAAGAATATCTCTTGGTGTATAAGTTACCCAATATGGTCTACCATTAGACCCACTTGCTGGTGCATCTACCAAAACACCAACATGACCATAACGAATCATTTTTCTTGCTGTCTCATATGTCCAAACATTAAGATCATTACCTTGTAAGTCAACGTCAAATAGTTGTTCTCTTATGGCATCTCCTGTCTCGTTTAGTCTTACTGGTTTACGAGTTAACATACCAGCCAACATTCTTTCTAACCTAAGAAAATAAGGTGGACAAACAGAACGAGCCAATCTGTTGTCATAACTTTCATCAAGTTCCCTAGGTTCTTGCATTAGATATTTTCTATGTTTAGACCTCATCTGATACGTACCGCCAAGTAAATCTTCTATTAATATCCAATGTGGTTCTTGCTGAAACCATGTATTGTTAGGGTCATTTATTTCTGTACCCCTACTGCCTGCTGTCTGTCTGTTGTAATGACTATATCCAGAATACACAGTTTTGCTCCATTGTTTGTTTTTATTTTAGACAATAATCTTAATAAAGCCTAATACCAGTTTTGCGCCCAGCCCCCATATGTAAGGGATTGAACAACCTCCAAGTTATGTAACCCAAGGCATCATTCATATGATCGTACCCTGCATCCTTGTCTGGTTCTCCTCTTTCGTTATAACTTTGCAATTCTAAACATTCAATTAACTTTACAGCTTTTTTTGAAATCATTAATCTTGTTTCGCCTTTACCATTTAACAATAAACCTTGAACAGAGTTAACCCTGTCTCGTATTGGTGGGTTAGACAAAGCAGACTGATTAACAAAACCATAACTTTCTAGTATTTGGATATCGGTCTTTGTAGCATTTGTACTTCTGTTTCCACCTGACGCATCAGGATAGATATATATTTTGTTGAAAGGGTATCGCCCTTTAATTTCTTTTGCAATGCTGTCAGTATCGTGACTTTTTGAGATTTCATCTATGACCATAAATTTATTACCTACTGCCACACCAATTACTGCATTCATGTTGCCAATGTTAAAGTCAATTCCAATTCGTAAAGGTTCATTATCATCAACATATGGATTATTCTTTAAAACATGAATTTTGCGATCAAACTTATCATAGACTTGCCCTGTGGTTAAATTGCAGAAGTTTCCGTTTAGGTAAGCCTGTATAAGCTGTGGTGGGTAGTTTTCGAGTAACGAATCAATAAATCCCTCTGGCAAATAAGGGTTATCTGATGTCTTAGCTTTTATCAACCGAGTATCTTCTTTGGCGTTTTTTTCGAAGGTATCAAACGCCCATGAGTGCCCCTCTGGTGTTGTAGTAGCGTAAAACTGTTGAACATTACCTGACCGCAGTCTAGCAAGTGCCATGTTCATTGCTTGTTCGGCATCCCGTTTTGCAACAGTATCTGCTTCATCAAAACCAACAGCACATAAGTTTTGGCCACGCAATCTTTGGTAGGTCAATATGGTTCTTAACAAGATAGTATGTACACCTTCTTTAAATTGCAGTTGGTATTCTGGCAATGGACTAGCTCTAAATGTATATGGTATTTGCCATTCATCTAACAAATCATTCATAGTTCGCATCAGTATGTCTCTCAACATAGGTGCTGTAGGTTCAAAGATTGCTGATATATGACCAACATTCATAGATGCCAAAAGAATTGATTTACTTACAAGTGCATATGTCTTACCAGCACCAAAACCACAGACCAAAGCTAATTTTCTATGTTCTGTATCTGCGCAAAATTTTTCTTGATGCGGTAGTAAATTTGATGTAATTCTATCTTGTACTGCTTTTGTAGAAGGTATATCAAATAGGCCATCGCCAAATAATACATGGCCTTTTTTAACTGTTTCAAGAATACTCATGAGCAAAGATCAGCTAACTTGGCAGCAGTGTTAATTGCACCAAGAGCTATATTCAGTTGTCCATTACGTCTTGCTTCCATCTGTAAAGTACTGCACTGACTAAGTAAATCAGCAATCATTTGTGGTCTTTCTATATCCCAATCTGCCCTTAGTTGTGTCCTTGCTTCTTTTAAATAATTATCAACAGTCCTCTTACTGACCCCCCAATTTGTTGCAGCGTATTGTATACAATCAGACCTTCTACCACCATTGGCAATAATTCTTGCACATCTTGCGATACGCATTTCTGTTTCTGCTTGTGTGGTTTGTGAAGCTGCCATTATGCTGGTTTTTCTATTAGGTATCCAGAGAAATCGCCAAATTTAAACCAATTTATGAAATCGCCAGCAAGTTGATCTTCCGTAATAGGTCTTTGTACACCTGACAAAGATAATTCTTTTTCAATTATCTCATCTGAATTTGTACCAGATGCTTTTTTGCCAGCAAGTGTAAGACGATAGAAAACAGTTGAAGCGTAGCCACCAATTGGTTCTAACTTGTCAAAGACAATGATTGCCCCTCCGGGTTTACATTTCTCCCTTAGTCTTAGCATAAGATTAAATCTTTTGGCTGGTGGAATAAACATTAAACATAAAAATAAAACAGACAAATCAAAATCTTTTACAATAAATGTTTCTGCTTTGCTGCATACTATCTCGCCGGGTGCGTTATAAAGTTTTATCATTTCTTCACTAGGTTCTATGCCTATTAAGTGTGCTTTTCTTTTTGTAAGTATTGGTTCTAATGCTCTACCAATATTGCCAGTAGATGCACCGAAATCATAAACAAGACCATTCTCTGGAATATAGTGTCTCGCCACATGGAGTATTGCGTTTGTTGCCAAGTCATACCAAGGCAACTGTTCTCTAACATGACGATCAAAACCTTGTGCAACACCAGAGGTTTCAAAAGTCCAGTTTGAAGGTATGTCCATTTAGATTTTTTCTAATATTTCTTTGGCTACAGTTTCAGCAACTTTGGCCATCATAAGTGGTGGTACAGCCCTACCGACCCTTTCCCACTTTTGTGATAGGTTACCATGCAAAATAAAATCGTCAGGGAAAGTGCTGATTCTTTTTAGCTCTTGAATTGTAAATAATCGAGGTTCTGACCAATGATATTTATCCATAGTTCCTTGCACTACAGTATTGGCCACACGAAATGGCGATTGCTTTACGTGAGAAAAGAATTTGTTTTGACCAGTAAGTTTTATGGCAGCCTTATAAAATTGATCGCCGGGTTTTGTAAGTTTCCATAATTTATAGGTTTCTGTATGCTCTGGTATGGTCTTATATTCTTTTGATTCTTCTACACCTACAAGTGCTTCGCCTACAGAATATTGATATGGTATTGGTTTTGGGTGTGCTGGTTCTATGTTTAAATCGTTTCTAACTCCTACAAAAATTGTTCTCTTTCTCATCTGTGGAACACCGAGCCATTGTGCATCTAGGACTTTACATTTTACGTTATAACCACAAGCCCTTAGTTTTGTAAGTATGCGTTTGAAATAACCCTTTGCAGTACCTTGTACAAGACCAGCAACATTTTCTGCCACAAAAACTTTAGGTTGTAGACCATCTAGTATGCGAGCATATTCAAAAAACAAATCATCTACTCTTTGCGTTGTCTCGCTGTATTTTTTTTCTTTACCCCACCCTGCTTCCCTTTTACCGCCAATGGAAAAAGCAGCGCAAGGAGGGCTGCCATCAAATAAATCAAGTTCGCCTTTTTTTAAATTAATCTTATCTAAAATATCATCTGCATTTATTTTTCTTATGTCTCTAGGGTCAAGAAAGCTGTTTGGGTGGTTAGCTTTGTAAGTTTGCCTTGCAGATTCTATAAATTCATTTGCATATACAACTTTATAACCAGCAATACGATAACCAAGACAAGAGCCACCACAACCAGAGAATGTTGAAGCAACTTTAAAACCATTCCACGGAGTTGCTTCTATTTCTACCATAGAAGGTATTTTGTAAATTGGTTTAGGCATAGATGCCTTTTGCGATTCTGTTATAGATACCAACTGGTGACTTTGCATTAGGTTTATACTTAGAAATTACCGCATTTCCTACTCTTTGTGCAATTTTGCTATCGCCTAGTTGTAAATTAGTGTGGTTTGGAAGTCTGAATTTGTCTAACTCTGGATAACATTTACGAATAGCATATTTTTGTTTTGGTTTGTTTAGTTCGTCCCAAGATTTACCAATAAACAATTTAAAAACATCTGGGTCACAATATGGGTTAATTAAATTTATGTCTTGGTCTTGGCAGATTTTATGTATGCCTTTACGACCAGCAGCATCTGGATCTGAAAAATAATCATGTCTAAATTGGTCAAATTTTTCTTGCGTATGCTTGTAATGAATCATTGCTTTTTTAGATAAACCAAAATGACCATCATCACAAAGACCTGTCACAAGTGTAGTAATACCAAGCGATTTGCAAGTTTTTGCTACATACAGAAAAGGGAAAGAACATTCAATACGAGCTTTTTTTTTAAGTTTGTATCTATGAATTAATGTAGAAACAAGATCAATAATTTTATTTTCTGCAGAAGGTAAAAATACAGGGTGAAAGGCTACATTAAAATAATGTGCCATAGCTTTAGCATAAATAAAATCTTTTGAGTGCCAATCATCAAAGGTAAAAGATACAACCCTTGGTTTTTTATTGACAGCAACAGCAGATGCAAGTAAAGCAGCAGAAGAAATACCGCCAGATGTTGCTACAGCAAAGTCCTCTGGTAAGTGTTGTAATAAGTTTTCAAAAATTGTTCTTATATTATTTTGCTTTGCCACTCCACTCATACCCACAACTTGGACATCTATGTTCTGTTTCTATATCTTCATCAACATCTTTAAAATCTTCAGGTGCTTCTGCATCTGTTCTATCGTCCATAAGTTCTGTTAAGTCCTCTGGTTCAAACCATGGGTCAATCTCATGTTCCATAGATAAATGGTGCAACATACTTGCATCCCAATCGGACAAGTCAGATGTTCTGTTATCAGCTAAAGCAAGACCAACCTTTTGATCTTCTGTAAGGCCAGTACGTTTTATTGCAATAATCTCTTTGCCATCTGATTCAATAACCCTTACATTCTCAAGGCCAGCAGCTTTCGCACCTTCTA